AACCATTTCGTAAACTTGTTAAAGCGCACCCTACGGGTGCGGATTAAAAGGTTCGTCGGTTTAAATCGTGTTTTTTTCTATGTTTCATACTATTCCTGAATTCTGAGTTATATTTTCTATCACCTTACCTATTGTAGTCTCACGCGGAGCGCTCGGGAACAAATTCCGCTGTATATTCAGACATTTTAAAGAAAATTCAGAATCTCCGTCTTTGTATTCCTCTGCGTTATTCTCCTTTTCTTTCATGAGAGTTTGTAAGGTTCTCCTTGTTACTTCGTTGATTCCTTTTTTCAGTGTTTCGAGAGAACCTTCCTTATCCCATTCATTATCTTCTTTAATATATATTGTCTTTCGTTTTTTATCACTACAATGAATGGGACGTTTATTAATTCCTAATTCTTGTAAACTCTCTATAAACAATCTAGAAATTCCTTTAATATACCCATTTTCTGCTTGGTTCTCTAAATCTTCAAAGGAAATTTGTATTTGTTCTAGGAACTCTGAAAAGTTTAATGCGTCTTTACAGTCTTCGTTTAAAAAGACTTGTAAATTGAACTGATTGTTATTCGTTGTATTGTTGTTATTATTACCTATTTTTGGAACTATATCTTGAATTGTTTTATGTAATTCTTTATTATGTTGAATCAACTCGTCTGTTTGGTGATTTTTCGTAATTAGTAAATTCATCAATTCTTTATTTTGTGAAATAAGATCCAATATTGATGGTCTTGCTTCCGTTTCTAAACATACCACGATGTTATTTAACACCGAACATTTTTTTTTGTGATACCATAAACTATTACGAACATTATATTCTTTTCCACAATCGCATATATATATTGCGACTTTTTGCGACTTTTGCGACTTTTGCGACTTTTTGCGTTCAATATCGTTCAATATCGTTCTATTTTCGTTTTTTTTATGTTTTGCAGTTAATATGTGTTTATTATAATCACAATTCTTATAGCAGTTATAATCACAATATTTACAATTATATTTATTTGCGACTTTTTGCGACATTTGTTCTAAATGTTCTATAATATATAGAACGATAAAATCGCCAATAATTCAACGCACGTTAATCTGGAGTTTTTTCTTATGCTAATAAAATAAACTATTAAAAAACAAATTTTACTGCATTATGCTAAGAAACCACTTTTTTGAGTAAGCGTAAAAAAGTCGTTGAAAAAGTATTTTTAAAAAAGTAAAAAATGGACATTTATTTTTGTCCAATTTTCCGAAAATCAAAAGAGAATCCAAATCGTGTTTTCTGTGAATTTCATAATATTTCAATAATCCCATATTTTTTTATACAACCACTTCTTTCATGTAGTATTCCATCCAATTCTCTGGCGATTTCTTGGTTCCACCATCATAAGTTATAGCCAAACGTTGATTTATCAACCAAGGACCAATTGAAATATCGTCAATACAGACATCGGCAAGTATGCGTCCGTATTTTTCAAGGGATATATTTTCCAGTCGGACCATTTTATGTAGGATTTTATCTTCTACGCATTTCTTAGCGATTTGGGCACAATCCTTTTCTGAAACACATTTACTTTTAATTTCGGGACAATCAATACCGTTAATGCGAACTGAGAATTTATAGAGTTCGCTGCCTTTATAGGGTAAATAAGCAGCAATTGTAATAGTATCACCGTCATAGCATTTTATAACGCGACCCTGTGTAATTGGTGGAACAAACGTCTTTACACTTTTTGGATCAGTAATATGGGGGATAGTTTGCTTACTTATACAGAGACCCATGGTTTGATTGATAATAAATGTTTGTATATTATTATCAATTTTGTCTAATCAAATTCAATTCGGTCACTCCATGTTTAGGTATTTGTCACAATCAGAATCGTAAATAAATATTATACATATATATATATAATTCAATGGATATAAATTACTACGAAGATATAGCAACGGAGATAAACAACATAGGACAGGAAATGGGATATACTAAGATTATAAAAAAAGGCGATGTATCAGTTTTGATGCATCCACTAAGGAAACTAACGCGAAACAAATTAAATAAAGTGATAGGGTTTATAAACGCTTGGAACCAATATGGTCTCGACTCTGAAATAAGCAAAAAAAAAAGTGTTATAATAATGAACCATTATACAACTATATTTTACGGAAAGAATGTTACAGAATTGAATAGCGTTGAATTATATGCGCATTTATTTTCACCGATTTTGATACCGGGTTGTAGTAAAAACACAATCGTGTCATTAATGGATATTATTGCATCGACACTTGAACGATAATAGTAATAAAACTGATTTTTTAGTACAGAATATATATAAACAAAAACATACACATATACATATTAAATGTCAAGCACCGAATTGGCAAGTTTTTCAAATACAAAACTAAAGGAAATATGCAGAACCAATAAGATACCTGGGTTCTCAGATAAGAGTAAAGATGAGTTGATAACTCTTATAACAAGTCATTTTGCAAAAGACAGCGAAACAACATCATTGAAATATATAGATTTGTTTTGTGGAATAGGTGGGTTTCACCAAGCATTGAGTGCAATAGGTGCGAAGTGTGTTCTGGCATCCGATATAGATAAGAAATGTTGTGAATCGTATAAACTGAATTATGGTATAGAACCGGTGAATGATATTAAGAACATAGACGAGAAGACAATGGTGGATTTCGATATTATTTGTGGCGGGTTTCCTTGTTTTGTTGCAGGCACAAAAGTGTTAACAAACGCTGGATATAAATACATTGAAGATGTAAATTTAGATGATACATTAATGACACATACTGGAAAATTTCAAAATATCTTGAATTTGCAACAAAAGAATTATACAGGAATGTTATACAATATTAAAATAAAAAATCACCCGTCCTTTATTAGGTGTACAGAAGAACACCCATTTTATGTTCGCGAAAAGAATGATACTATATTTAAAAATCCTGAATGGAAAAAAGCAGTTGACTTAACAACAAATGATTATTTTGGTATGAAGATTAATGAAAACAGTATAATACCCGAATTTACATTCAATAATAAAAATACTACGGAGGCAATTGATATGATATTAGAAGACAGTGATATGTGGTTTATGATGGGTTATTTTGTAGGTGATGGTTGGATTGAAGAAACAATAAAAAACGACGGACGAAGTATGAACAAAATCAGGTTTGCTATAAATTCAAAAGATAATGAATATGTAGTGGATAGAATTAATAAAATATTGAAAATAACAGATATAAAATGTCCGTCCGGTGATAAACGCGACAACTATGAATGCGACAACTATGAATGGTTTAATATATTACAACATTTTGGTAAATGCGCAGAGAGTAAAGTAATACCCGAATGGGTTCAAGACGCACCGAAAGAGTATATTCAAGAGTTTATTAATGGTTATCAAAAGGCAGATGTTTGTGTTAATGATAAGGAATGTTATTCATTTACAACTGTATCATACAATTTAGCATTTGGACTACAAAGATTATATTTAAAGTTGGGACATATATTTTCAATAAAGAAATTTATTCGTCCGAAAACGACAGTCATAGAAGGTATAACAGTAAATCAAAGAGATACATATCAAATTGAAGGATATGTTAAAGATGACAAAAGGAAACAATCGTCTTTTATTGAAAATGGATATGTATGGTGTGCGCCATTTAAAATGGAGACTGAGTGTGTAGAAAATGAACCAGTTTATAATTTTGAAGTGCATAATGATAACAGTTATATTGTAGAAAATACAATCGTTCATAATTGTCAACCGTTCAGCAACGGGGGTAATAAAAAGTCATTCAAAGACAAACGCGGATTGCTGTTTGATGAGATAATGCGTATGGCGAAGCACAAGACCCCCAAGTTCATGTTTCTAGAAAATGTAAAGCACATTTTGAAGGTATCCGATGGTGCGGTATTTGAATATATAAAACAACAAATCAAGGGACATGGTTATGAACTCCAGATATTCCAAATGTCACCACATAGGTATGGAATCCCCCAGCAACGAGAGCGTGTATTCTTTGTTTGTGTAAGAAAAGATATATATAACGGTAAAGACATTGAATTAATAGAGGAAGATAAAGGATTAACTGCGGAGGACATTGTAGAGGATGACCCCGACCCAAAGTATAATATAAGTGATGATGTTCGTAATGTATTGGATGCGTGGGACGAACTGATTAAGCAATTTGAAGTAGGGGAAAAATTATCACCCACAATAATGATGCATGACGCATATAAAAAATACACCGATGTAGAATTTAATGCCCTTCCGTCGTGGAGACGAGATTATATAACGCGTAATAAACCGTTATTCATAAAATACAAGAAGATAATTGACCCGTGGTATAAGAAATATAAGGAAATCTTATCCAAACGTGAAATATATGGTCAATTAGAGTGGCAGACCGGTCCAGTTAGTGAAAATGAAAGTATATATAATCATTTTATTCAATTACGTCAGTCTGGATTACGAATAAAGAAGAGTGAATATTTCCCAACCTTGGTTGCAATCACACAAACACCAATTTACGGAAAGTATAAACGTCATATTACACCCCGTGAATGTGCACGTTTACAGAGTTTTCCTGAAACATTTAAATTGGATTCAATAGATCGTGTTACGTATAAGCAAATGGGGAATTCTGTTAATGTATTAAATGTTTCAATTGTTATTAAATCTACTTTACAGCATTATAATTACATTTAGAATAGTTATGTAACGAACGGTTAGATACGTGAAGATGAATGTGTAAATAATTACAAATCTTTCAAATGTGTAAAAACAATTCAAAGATAACCTAATATTATATCTAAGAATATGCCACCCAAATATAAGAAATACACAGGTAAACCAAAGATATATGAATTTAATAAGGGAAATGCGACCCATCTAGTTATAGTAGAATCTCCGTCAAAGTGTGAAAAAATAGAAGGATATTTGGGTTCTCAGTATAAGTGTATTGCGTCCAAGGGTCATATAAGAGAACTCAAAGGGTTAACGTCAATAAAAGTCAAAGAAAATTACGAACCCATTTTTTCCATTAGTCCGTCAAAGTCAAGTCATGTAGAATGGATGAAAAATGTGATCAAGCAATTCCCCAAGACCAACATTATTCTGGCGGCCGATGACGACCGCGAGGGTGAAGCAATTGCGTGGCATATTTGTGAAGTATTTGCGTTACCGGTGGATAAAACTCAACGTATAGTTTTTCATGAAATCACAAAACCCGCAATAATAAAAGCAATAGGTTCTCCGGGATTAATCAATATGCATTTAGTAAAGGCACAACACGCTCGTCAGGTTCTCGATATTTTGGTTGGTTTCAAGATATCTCCGCTGTTATGGAAATATTTATACAATGACAAAGAGAATGGACTATCTGCTGGACGTTGTCAAACACCCGCCCTCCGCTTAGTATACGATAACGAAATGGAAAAGAAAAATAGCAGTGGAATAGAGAAGTCATTCAAGACAATAGGTAATTTTACAAGTAGAGATTTAGATTTTGTTTTATCATATAATTATGATAATGAAGAGAACCTAATTAAGTTTCTAGAAAAATCAAAGAATTTCGTGTATAAATTAAGTATAGGTTCTCCAAAAGAAGTCTTGAAAGTACCTCCAAAACCCTTCAGTACTTCAAATTTATTACAAACGGCAAGTAATAACTTGAATATGTCACCCAAGGAAACGATGATGCACTGCCAGTCCTTATACCAGGGTGGTTTTATAACATATATGAGAACAGAAAGCACAAAATACTCGAAAGAATTCATAGAACTAATAGGTTCTCAAATATATGAAAGATATGGTGATAAATATAAAGGAGATACTAAAGATATAACCAACTTTAACAATGTAGATCCCCATGAAGCAATAAGGGTTACAGATATCAATCTAGAGAACCTGGCAGTAAAAGACAGAATGTCATCATTATACAAACTAATTTGGAATAATACATACGAAAGTTGTATGGCGACTGCGAAGTATGAAGCGACCCAGGTAATTATCACAGCACCCGAAACCCACCACTATAAAAATACAATAGAAATACCCCAGTTTCTTGGTTGGAAACGTCATAAGGAAGACATTAAGGAGAAAACGACGAGTCAAAACGATGGAAAGGCGATATTATTATATATAAAATCATTAATTTCCGGGTCGGGTTCTCTACAATACAATAAAATTAGTTCATTAGTATCATTTAAGAACAAGCATAGTCACTATAGTGAAGCTGGATTGATAAAGAAACTAGAAGATTTGGGAATTGGTCGTCCATCAACATTTGCAATGTTAATAGAAACCATAGTAGATAAGGGTTATGTGAACAAAATAGATATAGATAATGGTACAATTCAATGTAATGAATATTTATTGGAAAAAGAGAACCTAACGAAAGAAACCATAGAAAAATCAATGGGAAAAGAATCAAACAAACTGGTAATACAAAAGACAGGAATACTGATAATAGATTTTTTAATGAAATATTTTGAGTCAATGTTCTCGTATGGATATACGAAAACGATGGAAGATAAATTGGATATTATATCGGAAGGAAATGCAGAGGAATGGTACAGCGTATGCGACGAGTGTAACGAGTTAATAAAAGAGTCGTCCAAACCGATATCCAATCTTACGAAGGAGTCGTATAAACTAGACGACATACATGAAGTAGTATTTGTAAAGTATGGTCCAACAATTCGGTATATGGGCGAAGACGGAAAACACGCATATAAAAAAATAAACCCAGGATTAGAATTAGACTTGGATAAATTAAAGACAGGAGGATATACGGTAGATGAATTATTGGCGAAAGAAGATCATTGTATAGGAAAATGGGAAGACCAAGATGTGTATATTCGTGAAGGTCGTTTTGGTAGGTATATTGAATATGGTGATACAAAGAAAAGCATTACAACGATAACCAAACCAACGTGTGATGTAACAATGGACGATTTACAAAAGATAATGGACGGCAAACCAAACCCGAATATATTACGAACATTGAATAATGATTTCAGTGTGCGTAAAGGAAAATATGGACCGTATGTATTTTATAAAACGACGCATATGAAGAAACCGAAATTCCTGGATATAAAACAGTTCAACCAAGGATATTCCACGTGCACCGTAAACGAATTAATTAACTGGCTGTGTTCAATCTATAAGATAGAGAACATATACACATAATCAATAAATGCGTATAATAAAATTAATTAAAAAGTGTTCATTATGTATCTATACCACTACATAATGAAATACCAAGAAACAACATTTGAAGAATATCTAAATGCACTAGAAAAATATAATATGCGTCCAGAACTAGATAAATTATTCAAGAGTATAACAACAAAAAATATAGGAAATACAATTATATACGGACCTCCTGGGTCGGGTAAGTACAGTCAAATGCTTAATATGTTAAAGACTCATAGTCCGAGTGATCTAAAATATCAGACAAAGATAACAATAAGCACAGATAAAACAGATTATTCTTATTTTATAAGCGATATACACTATGAAATAGACATGAATATGTTAGGTTGTAATTCCAAAACATTATGGCATGAATTATTTTTACAGATAATCGACATTGTCTATACTAAACCCACAAAGCACGGATACATAGTATGTAAGAATTTTCATACTATACACACAGAATTACTCGATACATTCTATAGTTATATGCAAGAATACACGACAAAACATTCTCATATCGGGTTAAACTTCATATTGATAACAGAAGAATTGGGTTTCATACCGAATAATATAATTAACTCGTGTAGAGTAATAAATATAGCAAAACCGACAAAAGCACAATTGATGAACATAATAAGTAAAGAACGCCAAGAATATTTATTGAAATTGGATATATCAAATCAAACCAATATCAAAACGGTAATAGACGCAGTGAATTATAACAAGTCAATCCCAATAGATAATATGATACCTATATGTAATACTATTATAAATTCATTGAAGCAACATAATAATATCAAATATATGGATTTGAGAGAACAAATATACGAATTATTAACATACAATATTGATATAATAACAAGCATCCAATATATAATATTCAATTTGCTAGCAGACAATGAAATAGAACAATCAAAAATAAACGATATATTAGACCATACACACATCTCTGTAAAATATTACAATAATAATTACAGACCAATATATCATATAGAGAGTATACTACTGTATATAACAGCGAAAATATACAATTATGAATGATACAATAGCAAGACGTATACTAGAAATAACTAAAGAAGAAAAACTAACAGAAGAATTAATAAAAAAGAAGTATAGAAACAAAGCATTAAAATGTCACCCAGATAAAAATAAATCCAAAGATTCAAATGAACAATTTCTAGATGTAAAGAACGCATACGATTATCTGAATATGAAAATAGGAATAGAAACAAAGATAAACAGTTATTCAGAGTTGTTATACGATTTTTTGAAAGACCGTATTTCACTGAACGCTTCATCTGTAAACTCAAATGCAAATTTACTGAATATTATCATTGAAAAATTATCTAATAAATACGAAGACAAAATAATGAATATTTTAGAAAATATAGACAAAGGGGTGTTATTAGAGATATATAAACTGATTACAGTAAACGATGCTATATTCGGACACATAGATAAAAGAATAATTGAGGGTCTAGAAAGCATAATAAAAGACAGAAGTAAAAACGACGAAATTATAATTTTGAACCCAACATTGGAGGATTTAATAGAGTTCAATGTTTATAAATACAAAATGAACGAAAAACAATTAATAATTCCATTATGGCATCGTGAACTAACATACGATATATCAAATTCAGATATACGTGTGGAATGCAATCCGGTTCTAAGCGACAAACATTTCATAGATGAATACAACAATCTACATATAAAAATAGAACTCAAATTACTAGATATATGGAACACAACTGATTATGAATTCGATATCGGTAAAAAAGTATTTGAATTCAAAATAGATAAATTATTATTAAAACGATATCAAATAATAACATTAAAAGCATGTGGTATACCACGTATCAACAGAACACAAATTTATGACGTATCGGTATTGGGAGATATAGTACTACACATTTACATCATAGAATAATGAATATTATCGATTATTTGGAAATGGTTTATATCTTTCAAAACGCCCATTATGAGGCGTTTTGAAAGCGAAAAGTAATGGTTTCGCGCACATTTCCTTACTACGATTATATACGACAATAAAGTAATCCCATTTTTATGATAAAAAAATATTATATCATAAAACCTATTATTATTATTATTGTTATTATTATTATTATTATGCAACCTTCTTCTTGATTACCTTCTTCTTAACTACAGCTACAGGTTTCTCTACCTCAACTACAGGTTTCTCTACCTCAGCCACAGGTTTCTCTACCTCAACTACAGGTTTTTCCTCTTCAACCTTCTTCTTGATAACTTTTTTTTTAACAGAGACTGGTTCTTCAACAACCATATCCTCATCACTATCATCAACCACAGTTTCGTGAGTATCATCTTCATCATTGTTGTTATTATCAACGACAGGAGCATTATTCAACTTATCCTTATCATCAGATGAAAGTTGGATATGACACTTACCATATACACTGTTGTTAACCCTAGGTTTAACTACACCCTGGACCATTTTCCAAGTAAGACCCCAACCCTTACCACCAATCCAAATGCCACCACATTGAAGGACACAAGCAATATTACTCATCTTTGGAACAAAATCTGGTGGAGATGCATCAGGGTCGTTACACGGGAAAATAGTATTGGAATCGGTGTCGTAGATTTCTACACTCCATTTATCCCCGTACTTAGGAACCTTTGCACGGACAGATGGAGGACTATCGTAATCATATTTCTTAGTATCTTTGTTTTTTCTGTATTTCATAAAAGGAAAGAATGTATGTTTACAAATCTCCCTGGACATTTTTTCACCCCACCACTGCTCGGAGTTCTCTACTGCTGCGTCTAGAATCTTACTCTCAAAATCCTTCATTTTTCGAAGAAATTCATTAGTTGCGTCAGTAGAATATTCCTCATTGGGGAAATTGAGAGTAATACTGAATTTTCCATCCGACTCACCGTGTTCATTAACGTAATCTGCGATACCCCACGTCATCATGAGTGGAGTTGAGATATGAAGAGAACGGTTAGTCTGACGACTGATAATATTAATTGCCTTACCCCCCATATCATTTACCTTAGGTGGTAGAAACTTAATTGCCGATGTATCCCAATCAGAATGACTGAGAACGACAGGAACAGATGGTTTACTTGAATTGAAAGAAGACATATTAAAGTTGCTGGTATGATACTATAATACAAACACAATCTTTAAATCAATTTTATAAAAACAAGGTGTGTAATATAATAAAAAACACCATTATTTATTTATTTGCTTAGTCAATGCGAGACAAAAACACAAAACATAAAACATAAAACATAAAACATTTTACAAATGCGAGACGATTCTGGCAAAGCAATACCAAGTGCCATTCATATTACGATTGTAGTATTTTGTTACCATTCAACAACAAGTAAAGGTAATTCCAACGCATAAAATCAATAGTATGTGAAGTTTATAACTTCATATAAATATATAAATATATAAATATACATATACAAACAGTAATAATTATGCAAGTTTTATCAAAATTGAGCAATTTAAAAGATAAATTATGTTGTGATTGGACGAAATATAACACAGAAACACCAGATTTAATGAAATATAAACATTGTGAATTAAAATATATATGCAAGAAAAACGAACTACATGTTACAGGTAAAAAGAGCGTTCTGGTGCAACGAATTCTAAACAAATACAGAAGAGAGAAAGCAGCTTGTTTGCTACAATCAATTGCAAGAAGAAAAATAGTCCAAACATACATATTATTACACGGTCCCGCATACAAAGATAAAAAATGCACAAACGATACAGATTTTTACACACTAGAATCGTTCAACCATATTCACATCAAAGATTTTTTCAGTTTTGAAGATAGTTGTGGATTTATATTCGGTTTCGATTTAAATTCAATACATAGTTTAATAAAACGAGATAAAAAAGCAACAAACCCTTATAATCGTAATGAAATCCCGAAAGACATTATAAATAAGATAAGGCGAATACGTAAATTGAACCGCATATATTATCCAAAACCGAATGACAATGAAAATATTCTTACTTCAAATACGAACAATGTAATTGAAATACCTCAAACACTAATACTATTAGAACGTATGCGTAATAAAACATTCGAAGAGCGTGTATCAAACCTATTTTATGAAATAGACCAAGTTGGTAATTATACGTCACCCGAATGGATGTTAGATTTAGGAAGAGACGCGTTGGTTTTATTCGTACGTTTTATTTATCAACTTTGGAATTTCCGTGCTGGAATATCACGAGAAACCAAGAATAATATTTGTCCGTATTTTAATCCATTTAATTATCAAGGGATTACTGATAATTTTACAAATACAATGACCATAGAAATTGTGCGAAATATGACAATTACAATATGTGAAAATATGTTTCATACGGCAATAAATGTAGAATATAAAAAATTAAGCGCTATATATATATTAACTTCTTTAACCACAGTAAGTGCCAACGCAAGACAAAACATTCCTTGGTTGTTTGAATCAACTCTATAGACCATTAAATCTTTCAATGGTCTATACATTGTCGTAAATTCCATATATGCGATTTTTTTTAATATATTATAAATATTAAAAAAATAATTACATATATAACAAAGTCGCTTTGCCTATCCAGTAATATTTAGGAATAATTATAATTAATAATTAACTTAATGCGTTAAACTACTTAAAAAATTAGGTCTCTATACTGTATATCAGTTATGGCCCGCGCTTCTAAGACCTCAACCCCAACCCCAACCCCAGTCCCAACCAAGACCGCTTCTGCTTCTACCCCAGCCAAGAAGGCTTCTTCTAATAAGAAGAAGGCAGTCGCTGTCCCCGATGTAGTTACTTCTCCAGTAGAAAACGTAGTCACCGAGACAGTTGTTGCTGTCTCTGCTGCCGAGATGGCTGTATTAGAGTCAGTCACCAAACTACAAGAATTTGGTGCTAAAATCCAACAACTTACTGGAATCATCGCTGCTCTCAAGCAGGATTATAAGACTCTTGATAAGATCGTGAACAGAGAGATGAAGGCTCTTCAGAAGAACTCAAAGAAGAGAAAGGCGAACTCCAACAGACAACCTTCTGGTTTTGTCAAGCCCACTCTCATCTCCAAGGACCTAGCCAAGTTTCTCGGAAAGGAGGATGGCGTTGAGATGGCAAGAACTGAGGTCAGTAAAGAGATCAATCAATATATTCGTGCGAATTCCCTTCAAGACAAGGATAATGGAAGAATTATCCTCGCCGATGCCAAACTCAAGAAACTTCTCAATCTTAACGACAGTGATGAACTCACTTACTTCAACCTTCAGAGGTACATGAAGCACCACTTCATTAAGACCGATGCTACTGCTGCTTCCGCTGTCGCATAATAAACTAAAAAATATGATAAATAATATAATTTATTTATCATAAACCGATATAATTTATATATGGTGAGAGAAACATAAATAAAATTAAGCGAAAACAAAACCATATGGCCTTAGGAATTCATAAATTGTCGTGTGTTTATTCGCTATACAATTTGATTTGGGTGGTATAGACACACAATTACTAGAGAACATATTGTATATATCTCTTAATTTATCATCATCAATCTCAATATTCTTTGTATTTGAATACCACTCGTAAAAATCAACATCAATATCTACACTTTTTTTATATAAATTATAATGTTTTAATACATCCACTATATCTATATATTGGTCTATATTATAATCTGTACCTGACAAGACAGCAATTTTTCTAAAATCGGTCATTGTTAAATCTAGGTCACGTAGAATACCGTTAATATTATAAAATATAACTGTATTATTATGTAGATTGAAACCACGCATAACTCTGGTACAACCATATACAAACATATCCATATCATCGCTCATACACGCCCATGCTTTTTTTGTGAGTACCATATGTGCGCAAAGTTCATCTGCTTCCCCTTTGGCATTATAGTATTCTATATTACAGAGGGTGAGAAGACAGCGTACTCTATACGAATCGTCCCAAGATACCCTAACACATTGTTTTTTGAGATTGTTTATTAGTATTTTAATAGCATCTAATCTATTGTATTCTTCGTCGGTTTTATTATGTTTCTTGGATAGCATTTCATATTCTATCTCAGCTGTATTTTGTTTCGTCTCCGCATCATTTTTCATATCATTGCGCTTATATATTAATGCCTTCTTTGCGTCTGGTGGTTTTCCATCAAATATAAATATAGGTGTTATATTATAATATTTAAATATAAGTATCATCTGATAGAATGATTCTATAATACAATCTGTCGCTGCGAATTTATAGAGGTATATGCTGGTATCTACAACAATTGTTTTACCAGCAAATGAAGATAGATGTTTCTTGTCTATTGAATGTTTCGAACAATTGTTCAGTAAATACGAATTTAACTTTGGAATACCCATAATTAATTTGGATTATACAATATAATTTGAATTATACAAACATTATATAATTCAAATCAATTTTACAGTATCTCAAAAGCCGTCATTCGTAATGTATTTAACCCAACATTTAGTTGTTTCTCGATATACGCAGTTGTTTTTAAAAATTCATCATTGGAATGCCATTTTCTTATAAAATCACAATATTTTCTTATGTTTTCTTGTGTATTGGTGAAATTTATAATATTAGTGTTGTTTTTCTTACACCAAGATAAAAAATGATTCATATGAAACATATTTATAGTTTTTAAAATATAATACGAAAATGCATTTGTTTTTTCATTATACGTTAAACCTTTATTGGAACGAATCAAATCAACGTAGCGTATATTTTGTTGATTCAAAATAGTAACCATTTGATATATAGAGAACGTTAATTCTTCATTATACATTTTTTGGAATATTTCAAACATAGATTTATAGTCAATCTTGGATGGAGTTTTAATAAAAGCAATAAAAACGAGGTTGAATGTTTCCGCCCAAGTTTCACAGTAACTTTCATACAGACGTACATCACCAATATTTGTTGAGAACATGGTATTTATAATAGTATTACTTTCACTAGTGTCCATATTTGAAAAATCCAAACCAAGACAGTGGAATGTTTCATGTATGAATACCTTAAACCATTCTTCTTTTCTATAAATATACACTCTATTATGACTAGAACAAGAAGTGGTAAACGCTGTATTTACGTTTATTTTATCAATGTGATTACTGTGTTCTGGTAGTATTTTCTTATGATCTGTTAAAAACAAATAAATATCAAGTTTATTAGAACATTCATTATTTGCTTGTTCAATTGCTATAGACAACCACAAATTCATTTTATAAATCATATTTTCAATGATAACATTTTTCAGTTCGGTTTTATCATAAATATGATAATTAACTATCTTTGAATGTATTATATATGTTGTAAAATGAGCTGTATTATAATGGTTCTCAATATCCGTGCGTATTTTATAAGGTATAACATTAAATAAATCATGTTTCTCTACGATATGATTACGAAAAATTGCTAGACGACTTATACAATGAGGTCTGTCGTAATGATTTTTGTTTAACTTGATAAAAAACGACTTTATAATATCGGTTCTCGTTTTCGTTAAATTCTCACTTGCTAATTTATCAAATTTTTTAATGATATGTTGTATTCGGATTGAATCTTTTGTAAATTTCATTATATATAATGGACATATATGTTTTACAAAATTAGTAATAAATTACTATTCAAGAAGTTCCTTTCTTACACGCATTAATGCAGTATGTTCAATACCTGGAGAACCCTTACTAAATTTGATTATCTTTGCATATTTCGTAAATTTTAATAATGATTTCATATCCTCACTTTGTGTAAACTTGGCACGAATTGCGTCTTCTAACTCATTGTAACTACGTTGTTCATAATAATCCGGGTCGATAACTTCTTTATTCTTCCGTAATGGATGTTTAGATTTCTTACCGACCTCCTTTGCCATATTAACGTCTGTGCTTAATTGAATCATATCCTCATCATTTTCTTCTGCGTCTGCATTTATTGAAAACTTCTTGTAAAAATCTGGAAAACCCTTTTTAAATTTAGAACCTTCTACATAATGTGAAACAGAACTCCAACGCAACCCATCTAAATCAAAAGGCGATTGCGTCCAATCATCATCTAATTTTCTACGCCAATTCTTTATTTTGTCCAAATCTTTATACTCTATCAATAGATTCAATGGTATTTTTTCACCTGCACCACTTCTAGGAAAATGTATATCAGCAGACTTATGGTATATTTGAAATACCACTCTAGGGTCATATAATTCATTACCTATCATAACTGGTTTACTGCTGTCTGAAATATTCATTGTTATATTTTCATCATCAATTTCATCATCTTTACCTTCGTCTGGTGATAGACCCATTTTTGATTTAAGATTACGGAAATCCTGTATAATATAAAATACACCTGAATTTCTCTCCAGACATTTATTGACAATTAACATTTTAACATCATAAGGTATTTCACGATAGGTAAGAATTTTTTTATCTTTATATTCAATTGACTTATAATGATTTCCATTATATGTTGTCATTATGTAATAGTTAGGATTAAAAGAACCCGTTGATTCTATATTTTTATTGAGTTCTCCGCAATTCAATACACTATCGTATGAATTTTCATTATAAGATTCCTCTGAAAATATAATTAATTTTAAATTGAGTTTATGTTCAAGCGTTGATATAGCCCAAGTATCTGCCCAATAACTAGATGTTTTAATATAATCCTTGAATTTGTCTATCGTGTCAATATCTCTCATATATCCGAAATTGTATTTCATAAACAATTCATTATCTAGGTTATCCTTCTTTAGTTTTTTAATCTCTTCTGTATGTTTTCTAGCCTGTTTTAAAATTGTCTCACGGTCTTCTCTTAATAGATTTGAATTATTATTTGAGATTTTTAATTGCTTAAGAGCCTTTTTATTGGTGTCTATAATTTTACTAGTCTCAACCAATTGATTTTCCATATCCAAATATACATTTCTATAATTTTGGAATACTTCATCGGTAACTTCATTGGATAGCAACTCCCTTAATTTTGGTATAGTGGTATTCTTACCTATTTCTGCATATGCATCCCTAATCACAATAAATAAACAATCGCCACTCCCATCATTATCTCTAATTGTGTAATTATTATTTTTCATAAACGTCTTAACCCAGTCACCAGTAGAAGAACTTTTAAAGTCGTTTCTAATTTTAAGAGCGTCATCAAACGACTCCTCTTCCAATATAGCTGGCAAACTCTTATTGTCGTCGTTGTCGAAAAACGAAGAAGCTTTATTTTCTGTTGGTTTTAATTTGTCAGTTGTATCTTCTGTTTGTTTTGGTAAAATTACATCAAATATACTATCCATTAAAGATTTAGATTCTTCATCCTCGTCTTTATCATCATCCTCGTCTTTGTCTTCTTCCCCATCTTTATCATCATCCTCGTCTTTGTCTTCTTCCCCATCTTTATCATCATCCCCATCTTTATCATCATCCCCATCTTTATCATCATCCCCATCTTTATCATCATCCCCATCTTTATCTTCTTCTACATCTGTGAAACTCACTGCGTCAGTATCATCAGTATTTATCATATCGCTCTGAAATGAATTTACAAAATTAGCATTTACGAAATTAAACAACAATGGATTCGGCATTTTATCAGGGTCTATATCATCATCGTCGTCCATAATATTTCGTTCACTACCAAATGCTATTTCAATAAGACCAATTTTACCCTTAACTACATCATCAATAACAAGATACATGGGAAAATAAGAAACACCCAACGAGTTATAGGTATCATTAATTTTACCAAATGTAACAGTAGTTACTTTATTCGGGTCAATGTCTCGGAAAACAATATCATACGAAGCAGATAAATAATTAACATCTTGTTTATCAACATATTTAGTTTCTTTGTGTTCTATTAATGGATTTATCACAGACTTAACCATTATGTAATATACATATAAAAATTACTTTAAACCATTGAAGAATTAAAACGGAACGCCTTCCATTTTAATTCTCAAGGTTATGACCGATGAAGTTTTTCTGCTTCGCTTAAAAACGGACGATGAAATCGTCCCATTTGAAATCTTCATCGGTTTAATATGTATAATTCGTAAATTTATTCATCGGTTTTAGAATTTTGTTTATAAAAACATGATAATATAGCTGACGGGTATTTCATTTCTTCTAAAATAGATAATCCTCCCTTCACATTGGAGACACCCATTTTAAGTTTGAATGTATATTCATCAATACGACCATTTTGCATTTTAACATCCATCTTAAAATTCTTCATATTATGTTTCTTCTTGATTTTCTTACATAATTTATGGTAATGTGTGGTGAGAGCAAAATCTACATTCGGTTTAACAGATAAATACTTTAAAAATGCATAAGCAGCTTTGGTAGCTTCATCTGGGTTAGTACCTGAATATAATTCATCAAATATACACAAATGTCTATTCGTAACATCACAACCATCAATAACGTCAATAATATCTTTACAACGTCTAGATTCCGCCTGGAACAAACTATCTCGTGCAGATGTATCAGGTATATTCAAATATGAATGGATATGTGTATATGGATTAATAGAACATCCGTCGTAAAATCCAACACCAAATTGTTGTGACAATATGATATTAATTGACGCAGATTTTAGGAACGTGGTTTTACCGGAAGCGTTTGGACCAGTAATAATAATATTCTTATCAAAAGAACACGAGTTCTTAACATGTTTCTCTCGTACCAGCGCGGGGTAATATAATCCATTCATAGTAGTCTTTTTATCAGTGAAAGTTGCTAAATTAACATTATTTGATAGCATGTTCTCTCTGATACCCCTTAGATTGGAAACAAAACCATTAAACCCGACAGAATACCGAAGTGAATTTTCATATTCAGAGTTAGTATGCAAACGGTAAAAACATTTAAGTAAATAACCAATTTCAGAAATCTTAGATATTTTTGGTTCAAATGGTGCGACATCTTTGATTTCATTATATATATCTTTCAATTTATCAGAATGGCACGAAGATAATGTACAGAAGTTCTTATATGTGGAATATTTCGAGTTAAGTTCAATAAATTTATCGATATTTAATGTAGAAACCGAAATATAATCTTTAAGGAAGCTAATGTGTTCATTAATACGTGATATATTATTATAAAACCGTATACACGCCATATAATTTTGATAAATCTGAAGTCCATATAACCCAAAAGTCATAGATAAATAGAATAAACTCGACCAACTTACATTCTGAACTGTTTTAATAATAGAACCTATAAAATGGTTCTTGGCTATATTTTTCAATGTGTTAAAGTATGTGGTAAAGTCTATAGGAATACCTTGAATCTTAAGTATAATAAATGGGAAAATAAGAAATAAAATAGGTATAAAAAAACTAAACGCGGGCGATGCCATATTTACGAAAGATAAAGCCTGTAGGAATGTAGACGATTCATTTAAATGTCGCGCAGCGTCAAATTCGATGAATGAATATTTATCCATAAAATTGACGTTATCTTGTTTTAAATCTTTCCATAATTTCAAAAAATTGTCACAATTGGTACATTCATTATTTCCAGTAGATATATAATCAACATTACGTATAACATCTTGTGTTTGTTTCAAGAAATCAACATCCGTGGTAAAATACTTGGACCATTCCGGTATAAGGGCGCTTGCGAATTGGTTTTGTGGTTTCAACAAATGTTCGTACATTGTATTTGATTGTATTGGTGATCCCGAAACATCTTCTATCAGCGGTTTAGTTAGTTCTAAATCATTTGCGACTATTGGATTTAAATCGAATAACTTATGTGAGTCAACATACAAAATGGGTAAGCGAAAATATTTATGTATATCTCTATTTGAAATACTATTTTTAGGTGGTGTAATACGAAACATATTTTTAACTACTTCCATTTAATTTACACTAAATTGACAGAAAAAGAAAATCAATATAACGAATAGATATATTGATTTGTAATGATAGTGAATATTTACTTGGGAACGAATGTGGATGGTAATTCATTGATCTTGATATTATAATGTTGCTCTAATTTATGCAGAAAGTCCATATCTTGTTTAGTAACGAAACTGATAGCAGTTCCCTTTCTCCCGTGACGCCCAGCACGACCAACTGCGTGTATATAAGTCTCTATATTCCTTCCAATGTCGAAATTTACTACAGTGCTAACCTGTTGAACATCAAATCCACGAGCAGTCATGCCAGATGATATCATTACGCGGTAAGAACCAGACCGGAATTTCTCAATTATATCAATTCTTTCATCGTGTGTAAGTTCACTGTGCATTTGACAAACTGCGAATCCATCAGCGTGCATAGCTTCGTATAAATCTGCGACACGTTTTACAGCACCAACATAAATAATACACTGTCCTGATATGGTAATTGCCTCAAACAAATCTTGTAAAGCATCATACTTTTGCTGATCGTTTTGAAGGGCAATATGATATTGATCAATACAATCGAGAGCAATCTCTTGTGATTTTAATATAATCTTTACTGGATTACGCATGAACTTTTCAGTCAATGTAAGAATCTCATCGGGCATTGTAGCGCTAAAAAGTGCGACTTGTACATCGTCGTTGAAATATTTAAAAATATCGTAAATCTGATCTTTAAACCCTCTCGATAACATTTCATCTGCCTCGTCCATTACAAATATTTTAATGGTACCACAGTCAAAATTTCTGCGTTTCATCATATCATAAACACGCCCAGCAGTTCCAACGACAATGTGTGGTATATTACTTCGTAATTCGTTAGCGTCATCGGCAACAGACGTGCCACCAACAAGAGATTTTATCACGAGGCCTTCCATATAATTAGATAACGCCTTAAAAACTTTAACTATTTGCATAGCGAGTTGTTGTGTAGGAGCGAGAATTAATGCCTGAGTAGTTTTCTTAGAAAGGTCAATTCGCTCAAGTGTACCGATTGCGAACGAACCAGTTTTTCCACTACCTGACTGCGCCTGAGCTATAATATCTCGCTTGGCTACAATGGGCATAATTGCTCGTCCTTGAATCGGAGTTGGCTTCTCAAATCCATAAGCATATATACCACGTGTTAGTCCCTCGGATAATTTTAATTCATCCCAGTTTTCATATAATTCGGTGCTAGTTTCGTGATCTTGATTATTCATCTTATATATACTGGATAACAATGTTTATATTTGTTTTAATATATTATAAATATTAATTAATAATATATATAAACGCTTTGTCGCATTAATAACTAGTAATACAATGTCTTATTATTCAATTTCCGATTTTAAAAATTTAATGTTTAATGGTATGAATATGAAATTAGATGATTCTATAAAGACCATTTTAAGAGATTTATCTAATAAATTAGTTACAAGTGATAACGATGAAATAAATTACCAGAAAATAAAACGATGTAACGACGAACAAATAACTAAGAAGGGATATCGTAACAAACCACAAGAATGCGAGGCAGATTGGAGTATAATGCGTAATTTTAAAACTACTGTTATGGAGAAGAAGGAAGGTATAGATAAAAAAATAAACGAAATAAGAACAGCATTAAATAAGTTTTCTATGAAAAACAAAGAAGAACAGACAATTAAAATATTCGAATTAATAGACGAAGTTATAAATACAGACAACGAAGACAAAGAAGAGAATATGAATAAGATAATTGGATTTATATTTAACATTGCAAGTTCAAATGCATTCTTCTCTGAGATATATGCGGAGTTGTATATGAAACTAATGAATAAATATAACATATTTGGTTCAAAGATTACAGACCTCATAAAAAATTACAAGAACTCATATAATGAAATAAAACCAGTGGACCCAAAAGACGACTATGATGGTTATTGTGGTTACATCAAGTTAAATGATAATCGTAAGGCAATGACTACGTTCATGTGTTACTTAACAAAATACAATATTCTAGATGGAGATACATTGTTATCAATAACAGATTATATAATAGATTTATTACCAGGCGTAGCAGAGAGTGACAATGCAACAAGTATAGTCGATGAATATAGTGACAACCTTTATATAATAATTACGACTGTGTATGAATTATTCACAAGTAATATTAAATTCAATGAAATTACTGTAGAAAAACTGAAAGAAATTTCACAATTTAGAAAGAGAGATAGTATACGGTATAAGAGTATGTCGTCTCGCGCTTCTTTCAAGATTATGGATTTATTGGATTACATCAAGAAAAACTAGATTACTCTTTATAAAATACAATTATTTTTTCGGCAGTCTCTCTATGTTCGGTTACGTGTACGTTCTTGTTATGTAATGGCAATGTATATAATAATATGAAATACTTTGCTGTGATTTTATTCATATCGTCTATTAAATTATAAGAATTTTTTGTATTTTTACTTCCATAACCAGATAATATATAACATAATTTACCACCTGGTTCTAGAACATGAAGACAAAGTTGTATAGTTTTTTCCCAATATTTCTTTAACCATACATCGTAGTTTGTATAATTGGTAGTGCTTTGTTTATCGCCTGGATATATCTCCATTTTAAAATAAGGAGGACTAAAAAAAACAAGGTCAAAGTAGTTGTCATATTTAACTCGAAATCTAGGATTTTGCATTAAGTTCTCCGATGGACTTTGAAAAATTTTAAAAGATTTATCATTATAATTATTTCGTAATAAGGAGCGTGTCTTTGTGCATACGTTCTTAATGACATCAGTTCCTACGTATTCTATTACATCATCACATTCCATAAAACCATATGCGTAAGACGACCATCCCAGTGTGGGTGTGAATACCTTAGTTCCTTTTAATAAAGATTTATTCAATGAATATACGAGATAAGGGTTCATTATAGAAGCGCGGAAATAAAAGGAAGAAAACACGCTACCAATGCGTCCATTAATAATATAGTGTAATGCACTTGGTGTAAGTATCTTATAATCAATAATACGATTAATGTAAAGGTCGTATAGAACCTTCATAAAAGTGGGATTGTTTTCGATACCTGAATATGTATTTTGGAGAATATCTTCATAATGTATATTACGAATAATGTTTTTATAATTGACGTTTTTATTATTATTCATGTATTCATTATTCATAGGTTCTCCTTTAATATGTATGTTCTCATTTACAGACAGTGAGGTATTATAAAAACGAGTCAAGTATTTTTCTCTTTCGGTTATATGACTATATAAGGTCTCCAATGCCTTTTTCGAAATGTTTTTTCGTGATATATAATCTTTCAGTGGAGTTAGGTTGTTACGAATTCTAACATTATATGTATCAATAAACTCATCAAATGCGTTTATGTCGTTCCCGCTAAATTTATCCAAGAATTTTTCTTTTGTTAATATCATTAATATATTAGGATACTAAATAAGTATAATGAATAAAACACAAATAAAATAGATTGATTGTATATAATGTCTTCACCAAATGGAGAAACACCTTTCATTCTATATGATTTAATGAGAGTTGCTGATTTTAGGTTTTTGTTGACACCTCTTCGTGTAGGCAAATACAGAACAGTGCATTTCAATAATATGGTTGAAGTATTCAGTGTGATATCAAGAGCCGAGATTATAGAACATAATTTGAAACCGATACTATGGTGGAATACAACCGATTACGAATCATTTAAGACAGATGCACATACAGATATACTCTTTTATACTATTGAACACCCGGGTGTTGATTTTTATACAGCTAGACGAATACTATGTAATCCGGATTACGAAGACATACTAGAAACAATAAATGAATAAAACATTACTTTATTCATTTGCACCCTTGAAGATTTACATTCTTCCTGATCAATGACCGATAAACAAATATTTATCCGTTTAACAGCAACCATTGAACATATGCTTGTTATTTGTTTGACCTCGAATTATAAATGGTTGTGATTTATTGTCTTGAGATGGCATTGCACGAACAAGTTCTTTCGCAACATAGAACATAATATCATTTATATTTTCTCCCGTTTTCGCACTGACTTCAGAAAATATGATATTGTTTGTCTTAGCAAATGATGCAACTTCTTTGTATTCTATCCGTCTATTGGGAATGTCAATTTTGTTACCTAATAATGCAATTATACACCCAGGTTCTCCTTTCAAAGTCACTTCTTTAATCCAGTATTTTGCATTATCAAGACTACCATTATTTGTAATGTCATATACTATAAATG